GAAAACGAGAACCCTCTAGGATTGTCACTTTCCTCATGTGCTGGACAATTAGAATAAATATTGTCAGAAAACTTTTCATATTCCATGTCAAGTTTCTTAAGCACTAATTCTATATTTAGATTTAGTTCAGACTTCAGGTTCTGCAAGTTCATTTATTATTTTCTTTATTTTGTCTTTGTCAACTAATCCTGCATCTCCAACAGGCTGATTTTTAAATTCATTTCTTGTCTTTAGTTCTATCAATTTTGCGTGTGATCCATCCATCTGCATATTTATATAGTCACCGTCGTTTAGTCCAGCGCCGTGACGAGTTACAACCGTAACAAGTTTTCTATTTCCAGCTTTTGGCCCATCTTCTGCAAGTTCTTCTGGAGATTTAATCTTGAATATACTAAATGATGTACACAGCCATATTAATCTATCTGATCCGCTTACAGCGTCTGTGCTTTCTTTTGTAATTCCATCACGATTCAACTGAACAAACGATAGGCATGGTATATCAAGTTTAACGCATAAGTTGTGCAATGAAGTAATTTGAAATCCCAATGCTTGATATTCTTGCATGTGATTATTAATTGACTCTGAAGACATTAACTTCAAATAATCATATATTATTAAGCACTCATTTGTCTGCCCATATTCATTTGTTTTAACTTCTTGAGCTACCCACCTTTTAATTAAATTGAGTATTTGCTCAAATTGTTTTCCTGCTACGCTAATGTAGCTATATGGTATAGATGATAGTTTTTGCACAGCTTCTTGTACGTTATTATGCTTCTCCTTGCTATCAACGAATTTACCAGTAGCTACTTCATTAATTGGTACGCCACTTAAGTTTGCTATCAATCTATTCAAATGATCTTCTTTAGACATTTCTGTATCTAATACAAGGACGGGTATGTTTTTAGATGAAACATTTAGTGCGACATTATCAGCAAAAACAGACTTTCCAACTTTTGGTCTAGCTGATACTAAATCTACACACTTTCTTCTAAGACCTCCACCTATAGCTTCATCGTACTTTTGGAATCCTGTTGGTATACCTATAATGTCACATTTATTTTCAGCTAAGAACTCAATGTAATCATTTATTTTATTTCCTATCTTTTCTGGATGTTCTCCACCGTCATCCTCTCTTAAGAAATCAGTAACTGGACTTTCCAATATGCTTATTATATCTGAAATTTTTTCTGTTCCATCTATCTTTTCTATATCTTGATGTATCTTTTGGGTTAGCTTATGTATCTTTCTAGCAAATTCAAACTTCTTTACTTGTGCGGCAAACGGTAGTATGTTTTCCACATTGATTGGAAAAACCATCAATGATTTTATATACTTTAACTCTTGTTCTGTATTGATTGCATCTTCTAGTCCTAAGTGCTTCGCTGAAGCAAATATAGATGGTATGTCTATTTTTTGATCATTAGTCATAATATGTTCTAGGCATCTATATATAATTTGATTATTGGTATGATCAAATGTATCTACAGATATTAAATCAGATACAGTAACATATCCATCAATGCCGTGCTGAAGGATGCCAGCCAATACCGCTCTCTCTGCTCCGATATCATTTAGTTTTCCCATATTTACCCCGTGCAGTTATTGCATCTATAAAATTCGCCACAGATAAATCTATTATCTACTTCAGTTGTTCGGCCACATATGTGACATTTAACTTTAACTTTTTCTGGAGCTTCTCTGGTTCTTGCTACTGGGGTAAATTCTGGCGTTGTAATATCTCTTTTTTCACCATTATCTACCCAAGTATTTTCCCTTGCCTTTACTGGCTCTTTCCTCTTATGCTTTTTGTCTATAGATTTATTCATACGAAAATTGTTATTATTATCTTCTTCTGCCAACTCTTCTTTTTTTTGTGTTTTAAGTAAAGCAGACTTCAATGACTCTATTTGTTCTGGACTTAGCGTGTCTATAAACTTTTCTATATTCATGACCTCTTACCTTTTTCTAATAATATGTCAGCCTTGCGCTTTAATTCATATACTTTACCATCAAGGCTTTGTAGTCTAGCATGTGCTATGCTTCGATAATTATCTATAGATTTGGCATACTCGTTTTCATTTATTACTAATTGTATTTTTGCTTCGTGCTTAGTATACTTGCTAAATTCTTCATTGTGTTGTGCCACAAGTTTCTCTAGTTGATCTGTACATAAATCATGAACCACTTTTTGTTTATTTATTTGATCCTGTATATATGACGCATAACTGTATAGCATATAAGACGCATCAAATAATTCTTCTTTTGTTAACTTTCTTAGTTGCTCATCAGACAAATCAGACACTATAAGAAATTCTTCTCTAAAGTGTGCAAAGTTAGTATTTGTTTGATGTATAAAATCATCTAAAGATTTTAGAAAATGCTCAACGGTTTCTTTAGCTGTTTTCAATTTGCTGTCTCCACTCTTCGTCCGTGTGTGAATATTTTAATATTACTATGTCTATATTATTGAGAGCGCACCACTCTATTTTATCCTCATCTTTGGCTTTTGCAAGTGTAAAATGAGCTAAATTTTTATGAAAAAAGTTACAGAACTCATAATGTTGCTGACCATGAACTTCTATAGCCTTCATAATCTGCGGTATGTAAAAGTCTAGATATAGCACACCTTTTCTGTGGCTAGCTGTACTTCCAGGTAATTTTACTTCTTCTAGTATTCTATAACTATGATATATTTCTTTAAGCAAACTTCTAGCTCTTAAGTGGTACTTAGATCTTTTTCTATTATCATCAGACTTTATATCATATCCACTTAAATTCCAAGGATACACTCTGCCATTTAGGCCAGTTACCTTCATTAATAAAGTTCCTTTATCTTTTCATATACAAAATTTGCTAGAGGTTCATTCTTGGTTAAGAATTCATATAAATTATTTGAACCCTGAAACTTAAAGAATTTTTCTATGTCTTCTGGAGTATCTTGAATGTTATTAGACTTTAATAGACTTTGTATAAGTTCATTGTCTTTATTGTCTACTGCGCATTGTATAGTGTACCAAGCTCCAGATGTTTTTATTAATCTAAATTCACAAGCTATTTGTGTTATTTCTTGTACCTCATCTACACCAATGCCGTATCTTATCCAGCTTTCTGCTGTGCTATTAGGTTTACCTCCAGAGCAAGAAGTTTTTATATTCCAATTAGCTATTTGACCAACGTGTGGCCCAGTGTCTTTGGGTACTTGCCACTTGCCCCTATGAGTAATAACCATATTAGTTCCGGCTTGATACTGCAACATGTTACCACAATCTGCCATTTTTGCTGGTGCGTATGGCGATCCACCAGTATTTGCTATATTGTGCGTAATACAAATAAGAATAGTTTGATTTTTCATTAACGTGCCACTGATTCTTTTAAAGAACATAGAAAGTAGTCTTGGTAAAGCGTTTCTTACACCCGTCCTTACTTCCCCTTCTAATTCACAGGCTGGCACCATGTTCGATATGGAGTCAGTAATAATAATGCAGCCGGGATCATTGTTGATATAATATTCCAAGATGTTAAGAAAATCTTCAGCTGTCAACACTCTATCGTCGGTTGATTCTACTATTAGAATTTTATCTGCATCTAAACCTTTTATGCCTTCAAAATTTTGCTTAGAAAGTCTTCCTTCAGTATTAACATATATGACCTTTTTATTTATCTTTTGGCACTTAGAAGCAAAATGTAGAGCCGTTGTTGTTTTTCCACTCTTTGGATCGCCCGTCATCACAACCACTGAACCTTCTCTTAGTCCGCCACCCAAGGCTATATCAAGTGCTGGAGAAAGCCCAATGATTTTTAGGTTATTGATTGAATCTAATACTTCTGTTCCACTACGTACAATATCTCCATATTTACTTAATATTGAGCTTGTTATTGTATCTTCTGCAAATTTACTTAAGCCATCCTTTTTCTTTTTCATAAATCCCTCAGTTTGTTTATCATTGATTTTGTTTTGATGATAGATTGAGTGCGTCTAATCCTAGTGTCTTCTATGTGTTGAACTATATCTATTTCATTTGCAGTCTTCTCTATCTCTTTAGATTTATTGACTACTTTGATTTCCCTTTTATAGTTCTCTATCGCCTTAACGGCTAACTGATTATACTTCCATCCGCGAGGGCCATAGCATTTCAAGCCTATGTGATAAATTTTATCAAAGTGTTTAGACTTCACTGCTTCTACAATTATTTTTTCTTCAAACTTCTTTTTTAAAGACTTAGCAGCTTTCATATTTCTCATGAACGTGTCATGATACTTATCTCCAACTGTCCAGAATTTATAAGACGGTTTATCCATCTTGAAAGCTTCTGTCCATCTCAATATCAAAAATTCTGCTAAGTATGCCTCAAATGTACAATATTCACCAGTATGAATATGTTTGTAATTGTACTCTTCAGACCACTCTTTTTGGAATTCTTTGTTAAACAGTCTCGGTTTTTTGTTTGTCATTATAAATGATGGCTTCTTCAAAACAGTTTTCAACTTTATCTTGATCATTTAATTGCTCAACCAACTCTGGAACAACCCACATAGTTTTATATACTATGCTATTATACAATTTACCTATAGTAATAGTTTGCTTAGTTGTTTCACCAATGGCACCAAGTGCCGAACGTACTAAATATACTCCATCTGCATCTATAGTATCAACATTACACGAATTTGATTTATATTGTAAACCTATAGAAATAATGTTGAGTTTATAAGATTGACAAATATTTTTTATATCAAACCAATCTTCATATTGATTAAAATAGTAATCTAATTTATCAGAAAGAGTAACTTTAAACCAAGTTAAAGTTTTATTTTTTTTATACTCTTTTAGCCAATCGCTATAAGTATTTATAAACTGTTTCATCTCTTTATCTTAGTAGTGCATGAGGGCTGTTTGCGATTTAATTTCTTTGTACTATCAGATAAAGAAGATGCGTTTTCTGTCATTATCGTCGCACCATTCTGACTTATGAACT